CTTAGGTTTTCCTTCCTATAGATTCAAACGTTGCTGATTATAGTAATTTCGGGCGCGGTTGTTTATATAGTGTACGCCGGCGGCACTGGCCGCGGCGGCTGCCCCTTTCGCCGTGTAGCTCAAGCCCTCGACGGCTGCATTGCCTATGTTGCGCAAGGCGTGTTGAAACCACGCCTGCGGCGATGTGCCAGGCAGTGTAGCCGATTGTGTTGCATTGAGCACGGCGGCATAACCAACCGGATCGTTTTGGGAAGCGCTAGGAGGTTGGTTGAGTCCAATAACTTCAAAGTATGCTACCGCTTCGATTTGATATGTTTGATTGGGTTGACCGTTGAATAGTATACCCAGACTGTATGATTGTTGGTATGAGCTGCCGACATCCCAGGCACTGAGGGGGTGATATCCTAGGAAGTACGGGTCGTCCGGGTAGTAGGTGACGAAATGTGTTGCTCTAGTGCACGGAATCTGTGTTGAGGTGGGTCGAGCCAGAAGTGTCGAATGCGAGGCACCCCACAACTGTGAGTTTCCGGGTTGTCGTACCAGTACGATCCTTCCGGATTGCTCAAGAGTGGTCCCCGAGTAATTGCACTTCAGGCCGGCCGCGACCAAGCGGATTTGGGCTCCACCCACCAGGGAGGAACCCGAGAACATGGAACTAGACGTTGCGGCGCTCCAGTCCGGCGAGGTGGTCGGATCTGGGAGTGCCGTGACGGCTAGCCACGTGTTCTGTCCGTTGGAGACACGTAGTCCGGTGTTTTGTACGGTCGTATCACTCCAGGCCATTTGCCACGGATTTAGGATGGCCGCTCCGTAGCCGTTTGCACCCAATGTTGCTGTAGCGCGAGAAACCACTCTCCACTTGAATGATGGAATGGAGATGATGTCAGGGATACAGGGCAATGGGTCAACTGGATCAAATGGATTGGTCATGGCTTGGAGGTAAGATAGTGCGCATTGTGATAATCCTGCATATGGTTGTGGTTGGATCATCATGATTGAACGTTTGGATCTTTTTCGTTGCTTTCGTTGTTGTCGACGAGGTCTTTGTCGTCGTGATGGTTTACGTTGTTTAGTGGAATTCATTTTCTAGGGACTGACCAGAACGCTGCTCGTTCAAGTCCTCGTGGCAATATCAGTAACGATGCTGGATCACGCTCAACCGGCGTCCTGTGCAAGTGTAACGGGGGTTGATTGACCAGTTCTGGTGGGCTAGATATTGCGTAGCGATCATAATGTAGTTGATTGAGCCGAAGACCATAATAGTCAAGAGTGGGATGGCTGACGACCAGATCTTCGGTGGTGTTGAAGTAATGCTCGATGGCGAGTTGGTGGGCGATTGTAATGCCAAACTTCTTCTCGAAAAGAAGTCGAGTGTCAACACCTGGTGTTTTATGGGGAACTCCGTGTCTGTTGTGTTGTTCGAATATGTCAAGCATCTTAGCTCTCATGTACATGTCGTTCCAGTACATTCGGGCGCGATTTCCGTGCGTTATGCGCAGCACGTAATGTGCAAATGCTGCGACGACCGGACATCCCGGGAATTGATGGGCGTAGCTAAGTGCTTTGCACCTGTAGAGTTCTTTGAGCTTCTTATCGTTGCAATTCATGTATCGTGCGGGCAGCCAACCGAAGTTGGTCAGAAGCTCTAGTGGTGTTTTAATGTTTATGCCTTCTTCGGGGTCAAAAATGAAGCCACAGAAACTGGCCTCATTGAAATCCTGTACGATTTCCATCTTCACTGTGAACCCATTCTCTGCCATTCCCTCCTTGGTCGGGTGTGGTCCTTCCATGGAGAAAAGTCCATCGTCGCCTTCGACTATGCCACGCACGTCAGAGGCGCCGCGACGTTTGGCTTCAAACAAAAAGGACATGAGATTAGCGAATCCGTTGCCGAGAGATGTGCACATCTCACCTGACATACGTGTTGCTTGAATTTCAATGACCAGATCTTTGAAGCTGCAAACATTTGTCCCGGCGACTACTTCTCGCATCAATGCCATGAAGTCGTCGTGAAACGGATGGTTGGAAAGCATGTAATCATAAAGTTGGAATTCGCAATCTTCCATTAAATCTGCGGTGAAGGCTGCTTCGTATTGTGAATGATCAGTAACTACATATGATCGACCTGGTACGTAAACGTGTTCGCGAATGTACTCGGGCCGTTGGGATACAGGAACCTTCTTGATAAAATAAGGGTTCTTGTAGACCTCTTCGTCGATTGCTCGGAACGCCGGGCCAACTAGGCATTTGAAAATGTCGTGGCGGGCGTTTATGCAACGCGCATGTTTGTACTCGGGATAACTCTCGAGTTTAACAAACGATTTAACTTTGCCGTATTTTAGTGTTCCGTCGGGTTTTCTTTCATAAGGGTTGATGCAGTCGCGCCATTGGTCTAGGAGCTCCTTCTTTCTCCAAGTAGGGTATGCGGTATGATCGAGCCAATGTGCGACGTCCAAATTAGTGTCGGCTTTTAAGGGCTGAAAATTTGTGCGAATATATGAACGCACGAACTCTCTAAAAGCCTTACGAATAGCTTGATTTCTCTTGGGAGGACCATAAGCAAAGCGTTTTTCAACGCCTGCAATAATGGTACTGACATCTGAAATATCCGGGACAATGGGCGCGTGTCTAAACCAAGTGAATAAGCTAGAAAAATAGACAGGGCGACGGACAACAGGATTGCTGTCCCTAACGCGACGTGCTTTGGCGCTGGTCTTAATCGGAAGAATGTCGGGCAAAACGACTTCGCCGTAACGGTATCCGTAGAGGTAGGTGCGCATTGCAGATCGGCTAGGGGCAGGTGAAAATCCGGGTGAGCCATGTCTAGCTGTGTTTTGATTGCGAAATGATAAGCGACAATGAGTGTGTTTGAATGGACGTTAACGCCCGAGCAAATCAAAGAGCGATCGATATTGATTGAGGTGATCGAACCAGCACTGCGATGTAATCGTGATAGAATGTCGTTTTTGCTGGCCGTGAGCGGAACTGAATTCATGACCGAATACAGCTGCAAATAGAGTTCCTGCGATATCAGTATTTCCTTGGCCTTGTAGGACGTGAGAAAAGGCATGCGGAACGAAAGAATCGTAGGATGTATGAAGGTGCTGACCTCAACGTAATGCAGTTTGGCGTCAGAATGCAATAATTTGGTCCCTGCATGGACGTCGAGCCTAGCATCTTCTGTGGCTGATTCGGGTGGTGTGGTTGTTGTTGAGCGAATCCTTATGCGCTTGTTCCAACGAAAGCTGATCGAAATGGTTATCGACAGAGCAGCAGTAAAATAGCAAAACAAGGCGGCATGTAAATATAGCGCGTCGGGCACGGCGGACAGCACCGCAAATAGTAATATCAAGGGGCCCATTACAAGCTGAACGCGAGTCAGGAAGCTCAACTGTGTTGGTTGATTGTAGGCAAAGTCGATGAGTTTGGTTGGTAATGATGGCGTTTCGTCCGGTTCTGTTTCAGTTGATGCAGTAGATGGGACACTAGGTGGTGGAGCCGGAGTGTCCGGAACCGGTGTAACGGGAGAGGGAGGAACAGGAGGTATGTGGGGCGTTTCGGGCTTGTGGCTCTCGAAGCGGACGTACTCTCCTTCCTCGTACGGTCTTGATAACTCCCGAGCTTCTTCGATGTGGTATTGGGCAGTCTCTAATTTGCTGTTCTCCCGCTGCTGCTCAATGCAAAGTGCGCGTTTCACCAAATCTTTCTTACTTGGTCGTTTGTCTTTGCGGGCACAATTGCTATTACCAAAAATTTGTTTCTTCTCCGCCGCCCGTTCAGGATCTTTGCACTCAATAGTGCGTTTCGTGATTACGCGATCCTTTGACTTAGGTTCGTGGCGCGGAGGACGGACGGCCGAGCCGGTCTGTGTGAGAATTTCGTATAGTCGTGCCATGTCTGTTGACGGAGTGGCACGAACCAGGGTGTGATAGCCTTTTCCGTCCCTGTTCTGTACAAAGCGATAAAGGGCCTGATGATTGTCTAGGAGTCTGGCGCAATCGTCGAGATGACGTGGATTAATGTACGGCAAGAAAAATGATTCTGTCTGACCATTGCCATAAGGGTTGAATGAGCCGCAAAACTTCTGGACATCTTCAAAGCCAGAATTATTGTTGGTGTAAGCGCGTGAGTGCGAGATGCGCTTGCGTTTGTTAGATTCATAATCATAGGACAACGTGTGATGCTTGCGCTTCGGATTGTGTATTACTTGATTGACGCTCAAGGGATTGATGCCGTCGGTCCGCGTCCGTGAGTACACGCATTTCGCGACTGGACCTATTGCCTCAATGTCGAGCGCTGTGTCTGAGGTGCATGAGGTGCAAGAAGAGGAGTTAGGGAACCGCGTCCGTGAGTACACGCATTTCGCGACTGGTTCGCCTAACTCTTCAGTGGTGTTGGTGTTGTCTTGGTAGTGATTTTGTGGGGACGTATAGCGTAACTCCCTGGCGGAGACCTCCCGGCTACGTAACCGTTCGGTTTTGGGGAAGATTGGACCCTCTTCTTGGGCGGACATGAAGCGCA